ACATAATCTATTTAGATTCCATACATTAGCTCATGGTAGTGATACGAACCAAGAGTATAAGATTTCAATCTTCAATGTAAAACCTGCAGGAAGTTCAGCAGCTACAGATTACGCAACATTCTCAGTAGCAGTTAGAAAGTTTAGTGATACTGATAAGAGAAAGAATGTATTAGAAACATTCAACAATGTTAACTTAGACCCAGCTTCACCAAATTACATCAAAAAAGTAATCGGTGATAGAGTTGTAACTATAGATGCAAATGGTAAACAAACTGAAACTGGTGATTACGCTAACTATTCTTCACATATCTATGTAGAATGTGTTGAAGAAGGTTCGTTCCCAATCACAGCAGCACCATTTGGACACGCTGAGTATGTTAACCCAATAGCAGTTGTAAGTGCACTTTCTCCAGAAGAAAGAATTGTACCACCTGTAACATTTAGAAGTGGTTCAGATTCTAACACATCTTCTAATAAAGTAAACTTTGCTGGTATAGATGTTGAAACTACTACTGTTAAAATTGATAATATAAACTACTTAGCACCGATTCCTACAAACGCAGGAACAGGTTCTAACTCAGTATTCGCATTTGATTCAACACTTTCTTACGAAATGACTGGTTCAGATGCAACTGATATAGCTAAGAGACAGTTTACTGTAGGATTCCAAAGTGGTTTTGATGGTGTTTCACCAACAATAAGAAAGAAATTAGGTTCAGATATCTCAGCAGGTAACTCGCAAGGATTCAACCTATCATCTTCAACCGCTAGTGGTTCAGTAGCATATGTAAAAGCAATTAACGCAGTATCGAATCCTGATGATTTCGATATCAACTTAGTATCAACACCAGGTGTGATTAGAAGATTACACTCTTATGTGTTCGGTAAAGTAGTTGATATGGTAGAAGATAGACAAGATGCATTCTTCATTGGAGATGTAACTTCAGTAAATGATACTATAGCACAAGCAACAACTCAGGCAGATGCAGTAGATTCAAACTATGTTGGAGTTTACTATCCTTGGGTTAAGACAATCGATATTAATACTAACAAACTAACCGCAGTACCACCATCAGTATTGATGCCAGGTATTTACGCAGCTAACGATAGAGTAGCAGCTGAGTGGTTCGCACCTGCTGGATTAAACAGAGGTGGAATCGTAGGAGCAGTTTCAGTATTAAACAGATTAACGCACGCTGAAAGAGATACACTTTATGAAAACAAAGTAAATCCAATCGCAGCATTCCCTGGCGAAGGTATTGTAGCATTCGGACAAAAAACATTACAGGACAAAGCATCAGCTTTAGATAGAATTAATGTTAGAAGATTGTTAATTAAAGTTAAGAAGTTTGTAGCTAGTACTTCAAGATTCTTAGTATTCGAACAAAATACGGCACAAACAAGAAATAGATTTATAAACACGGTACAACCTTATTTAGAAGGTGTACAACAAAGACAAGGGTTATACGCATTCAAAGTGGTGATGGATGAAACTAACAACACTCCTGATGTAATTGATAGAAACATCTTAGCAGGTCAAATATTTTTACAACCTACTAAGACAGCTGAATTCATAGTAATTGATTTCAACATTCTACCAACAGGAGCTTCGTTCTCAGCATAATGAAAAAATAAAAACTATATATTTATAATAGTAATAGGAGAATAAAAAAATGGCAGAAGTATTAGAATTCAACGAAATGTTTTATACCAACTTCGAACCGAAGATGAAGAACAGATTCATCATGAACATCGATGGTATAGACTCATATTTAATAAAAACAGCCAATAGACCTACTATTCAGTTTGAACCTGTAACATTAGACCACATCAATGTTAAAAGAAAACTAAAAGGTAAGGGAGAATGGCAAGATGTAGAAATTACTCTTTATGACCCAATCGTACCAAGTGGTGCACAACAAGTCATGGAGTGGGTAAGAACATCACACGAATCTTTAACAGGTAGAGATGGATACGCAGATTTCTATAAGAAAGATGTAAACTTCTTTATGTTAGGACCAGTTGGAGATAAGATTGAACAATGGACTCTTAAAGGAGCTTTCATTACAAATGCTTCATTCAACGATTTAGATTGGGCATCAAATGACCCAGCAGAAATCACATTAACACTATCTTATGATTACGCAATCTTAGAATTCTAATACAATTTTTGGTAAATTCATAAAAATAAAAAAAGTTCTTTTCGTAAGAACTTTTTTTTATGCTATAAATTTAAACTTTATATATTTATATTTTATAAGTAATGAGTGGATTTATAACAGAAATAGCGGTTGTAGTAATAATATACCTAATACTAAAAAAATATTGGAATACAAAAGTTAAAGAATATTTTGGTAATTTTGTAATAGGTATAAATGTTTTTGCGTGTTTTTTATACTTTTATGGTATAATACAACAAACAATCCCCTTTGAATTAGCAATTCCTAAAATATTTCTCCATGGAATCGTAGCTACAATCATATATACTTTATTTACAATAGACAAGAAAGATGACTGAACACATAGTAATATTATCAATAGCAAGTGGATGGGTCTTATTTTGTTTTATAGGTTGGATTAATGACAAATAATTCTAATTTTTTAAAACTTATATATTTATATACAAACAAATAAAGGTTAATTATGGCAGAAAATAAAAAATATGACTTTCCTACGGAAGTAATCACACTTCCATCACAAGGTAAATGTTATCCTAAAGAACATCCATTAGCAAGTGGTGAAATAGAAATCAAATACATGACGGCGAGAGAAGAAGAGATTTTAGCTTCTCAAAATTTAATTAAAAAAGGTATTGTATTAGATAAATTGTTTGAATCTATTATTGCTGATAAAACACTTAATATAGATGATATTGTAATTGGTGATAAAAATGCAATCGTTTTAGCAACTCGTATTTTAGGATATGGACCAGAATACAAAGTTCAAGTACCAAATGAATTTGATGAAAACGAAGAAATAACAATTGATTTATCAAAAGTTCAAACCAAAGAGATAGATTTATCTAAATTAAATAGAAATAATTCATACGATTTTGTAACTCCTTCAGGTAAAAATGTTCTTAAATTTAAACTTTTAACACACGGAGATGAAAAAAAGATTGATGCTGATATTAAAGCTCTCGATAGATTAAATAGAGGTGGTGTATCACAACAATTAACGACAAGATATAGATATATGATTACATCAGTTGATGGTAAAGAAGATACTAAATCAATTGTAGATTTTATCAATAACAAATTTTTATCAAGAGATACAAGAGCATTCAGAAATCATTTATTGGAACTCCAACCCGATATGGATATGGTTTTTGAATACGATAACCCTATAAGTGGAGAGAAGGAGAGAACTCCTATCCCTATGGGGATTGGGTTTTTTTACCCTTCCGAATAACTATTCAGCTGATTTACACTCTCAAATATTTGAAATGTGTTACTATGGAAATGGTTTTACATTTGGAGATGTGTATCAAATGCCTGTTCATATCAGACTATTCCATTACAAAAAATTAGCAGAATCTAAGAAAAAAGAGAAGGAACAACATGATAAAGCGATGAAAAAATCATCAACAAATGTCAGAAAACCAAATGTAAGAGTGAGGAAATAATTCCTCACTTTTTTTTTACTTTATATTTATACTTGTACAATAATATCCACGAAGGAGAAAAAACTATGAAATTAACAAAAGAGACTAAAAATGTTGTAAAAGAAATTGCAAGAAAGCATAACCTTAATGAACTGGGTTTTTTCAAATCTTTGGTAAAACAAGCTATGTTTAAAAAAGCTTTAAAAGATAAACAATTTGTAAAATTAGCTAAACAAGTTGATGCATCAATGGAAAAAATAGCTAAAAAAGTAAAAGACATGGAAGCTAAAGGTGAAAGAGTACCAGATTTATATAAAAATTACTTAAAAGGTCTAAGATAAATAGATAATGGCTAGTCAAGAGCAATTAAATAGGCAAAAAGAATCACTTCAATTGGAGAAAGAATATCAGCAAACGCTGAGTTTTTCTGCCCAAATACAGAAAGATATATCGAAAGAGATAAATCGAGGTGTAGATGCTCGAACAAAAATTGGTAAACTTTTAAGAGAACACAATAAACAATTATCATCATCATTATCTAATATACAATCATCAGAAGATGCCAATAAAGCAATACTCAATCTTGAAAAACAAAATGTAATTCTTTCAAAATCTAAAAATGGATTTAATAAAAAGGAAGTTGATGCAAAAATTAAAAGTAATAATTTTGCAATAGAAGGATTAACATTAGATAGAGAAAGATTAGCAGCAGCTGAAGAGCTTGATAAAGTTCAAAAAAGTGTTGCTGGTGGTATAATAAGTCAAATTGATGCAATAGAGGAGATGGGAAGTAATATACCGATTGTTGGGGGATTATTTTCACAAGTATTTGGTAGTGCATTTGATGGTTTAAGAACTACTGTAACAGATGCTGGTAAAGAAATGGTTACTCAATTTGGTGCAGGTGGTATGAGTCTAAAAAATATGTCTGGTGCTTTAGGAAAATTTGGAGGCACTGTAATGTCAGCTCTTACAAATCCAATGGTATTAGCAGGAATTGCAATAGCAGGTGTTGCAGTTGGAATCGGATTATTAGTAGGCGGATTTAAACAATTAGAGGGTGCAGGTAAAGCTTTTAGAAATGAGACTGGTTTATTAAATTCACAAACTGAAAATCTTCAATCTAATTTAATAGATGTCACAAGACAAACCGCAGCTTTGGGTGCATCAGCTGATGATGTAGCATCCGCCGCGGCTTCATTTACAAATCAATTTGGAGGAATTATACAACCCTCTGAAGAAGTATTAGCTAATGTTGTAGCATTAGAAAAAAACTTCGGTGTAGCAGCTGACTCATCAGCTAAGGTAAATCAAATATTCCAAAGTATAGGAGGATTATCAGAACAAGCGGCACAATCTCTCATAACATCTACAGTTGAATTAGCAAAACAAGTTGGTGTTGCACCAAGTAAAGTAATAGCAGATATTGCAGACAATGCAGAAACCGCAGCTATGTTCTTCCAAGGTTCAGTTGGAGATTTAGCAAAAGCGGCAATTGAAGCTGCCTCATTAGGTACATCCATATCAGATGCAGCATCAGTAGCAAATAATTTATTAGACTTTGAAAATAGTATTAATGCTGAATTAGAAGCATCTGCTATGTTAGGACAATCTATTAACTTTAACAAAGCAAGAGAGTTAGCTGCAACAGGTGATATATTAGGAGCTCAACAATCGGTGTTAGATAACCTTTCAGAAAATGTAAACTTAAATGAACTAAATACATTCCAATTACAAAGTATAGCGAAAGCAAGTGGAATGGAAGTAGGTGAACTTCAGAAACAACTTAATATAAGAAAACAATTTGGACCTATAAATGCACAACAACAAGCAGCCTTAGATAGATTAGCAGCTAAAGGTAATGAGATAACAAGTATTTCAAAAGCCCAATTAGCAGAAGAAACCAAAAGTGTTATTAAACAACAAGAATTACAAGGTCGTTTAGAAGCTATAGGAAATCAATTTAGTGCAATTGGAACTAATTTGATGATGGCATTTGCACCCATAGTAGAAGCTATCTTACCTGCATTTAGTCTTATAGGCTCCGTTGTAGGTACAATAGGAACTGGTTTAGGAATCATGGTAGATGCGTTAGTTGCCGCAAAAAAACCACTTGGAGCTTTACTTCTTCTATACACCGCATTTAAAGCAAGAGCGATAGCAAGTGCAGTAGCAGGGATTTTTAGTGGTTTTTCATTAATGGGGCCTTTAGGTATAGGATTAGCAATTGCAGCGGTTGCAGGTATGATTGGATTAATATCTAATGCACAATCAGTAGGTGATATGTTTTCACCAGCTGATGGTAAAACAAGGGTCTCAACTGCTGAAGGTGGTTTATTTGAATTATCACCAAATGATGATTTTGCGGCGGCACCTGGTTTACTAAGTGGTGGTGGTGGAGGAGGAGCTAGTGCGATAGTATCAGCAATAGAACAATTAGGAAGTGACATTAGAGATTTACAATTCGTAGTAAATATGGATGGAGCAAAAGTTGCAGAAGGTGTCACAAAGGTTAATAGTAGAAGTAATGCAAATACATTTGGAGCTAGTGTTTAAGATATGCCAACAATATTAGAATTATTTAGGGGTTCAGATTTCGACAAAGCAGTTGATTCAAAAGCTAAAGAAGGTAAAGGAACTTTATTTGCTCAAATAAAATCATTTGGTGAACAAGAACTGACTGGTATTAGAGTAAAATCTGCAGTAGAACTTAACAATCCATTAATTTATGGTAACGAAGCCACTCGTATAGCTCTTCGTACAACACCTATAAAAGACAAAATGGAAGATACATCAAAATCACCAGATAGAGGAGATGGAGGATTAATTGGAGCTGGTTTAGGTGCAATTACTGGTGGTAGAGTAAATTCATTAACTGATGCAAGAGATAAAGTAAATAATTTGTTAAGTGATAAACTTGGAATACCAATAAAACAAATCCCCTCGAGATATTATACAAAATTAGGTGATACACCATTAAAAGACTATGAATCAACAATTGCAGATTTAGTTAGTGGTGGTAAAGGAAGTGGAGTTTTCAGAAATTTAAGAGGTGGAAACCCAAAAACAATAGGTCAACAGGCAGCTGGTGCTTTATTACAAGAAGCAAAAAATAAAGTAAGAAATGCATTATTTAAAAATAATCCATTTAGTAAAGAACAACCTGATTCAAAAGAAGTAGAAAAAGTTGTTCCAAAAATATACGATAAAAAATCAACATATAGTGAAACAAATAAAGGCACCGCAGGTTCAACTGATGGTACATCGTTAGCTGAAAAAGGTACTGATTCTAAGAATTTAACAGAGGATGGTTCACAAGACACAAATGTTGGTAGATATACATCGACAGAACAACAATTAGGTAATTTAAGAGTTGGTAAATCATTTGTACAAGTGACTGGTTTAGATGAACAAGGTAATCAAGTAAAAATAGAACCAGGTGAGAATGATGGTGTAAACCCAAAAACAAAACCAGAAAAAATAAAATTTACAAAAGATGAAAATTATACGAGTACATTTACTGACAAAAAAGATTTAATATTCGCAGAAGATGGTAAAGGTTTTGGAAACGGTACTGATATTATCAATGCAAGTGGTATTTATGATGGAGGAACTGGTGCTGAAACAGATTTATCAAAATTTGAATTAGATAAAAAAGATTTTATACCACTTTATTTTAGAAATATAGTCACAGGTGAAACTGTACACTTTAGAGGAACAATTACTGGATTATCTGAAACCGTATCACCAAGTTGGGGAAGTGGTAAATTTAGTGGAAATCCATTTAGTTACCATACATACGAAAGTATTGAAAGAACAGTAGCTTTTAATTTTACAATATATCCAATGAACTCTTTTGAATTAGCAAACAATTGGAGTAAAATAGAATTCCTAACATCTTTAACATATCCATTAGGATATCAAAGTGGTCAAATAGGTTCAGTAAGAGCACCTATAATTTATTTTACTATGGGTGATTTATATAAAGATAAAGTATGTTTTATAGATTCACTACAATATACAATACCTGACAATTCAAATTGGCAATTAGATGGAAAAACAAAAGCTGAAGGGGAAAGAGAAACTGATGGTGACTATCTTGATAGAGTCGGTTCATCTAAATCAGACACTTCTAAAGGATATAAACTACCACATTTGGTAGAAGTTGCAACAACTCTGAAATTTATTGAACAGAGAAACAATACAGAAGATAGAACTAAATTATATAGTTTTAAATCATTAACTTATGGCAATTAGTAGATATTTAAGTAATCCAAAGAAAAAAACACCTGATGGGAAAACTGTTTATAAATCTAAAAGACTTAAAAACATTCCTTTAAAAAATGATGACATCTATGTCGCGACACAAACAGGTGATAGATTAGATTTACTTTCTAATCAATATTATGGTTCACCTACTTATTGGTGGATTATCGCTAATGCAAATAACATCCATGATGGGAAACTCGGATTGAAAGATGGTACTATTCTTAGAATCCCAAAAGACTATAATGAGATTATAAGAAAAGAATCAAATGAGTGAGTTTCCAAGATATAGACCCATACAACAATTTGTAATAGATGAACTTAATTTAAAAAAAAGTCTTGTCTATACTTCGAGATTAAATGCTTGGATAAGAGTAACTGCTAATGCCGGTCAAGGCTTAGTACTACAAAGTAATCCTGATATTCCAATAGTTGGTTCAACGAGTGTTTATGGAAACGCATCATCACCAGGTATAGTTGGACTAAATTGGGCAGGTGACCCTGTAAAAGTAAGTGGTGATGATAGAGGATTAAGACCATCACCAACTATTAGTGGTCTTTCTATTAAAAATGGAACAAGTGGATTGACAAGAGAATGTAATTTTTCAATAGAAGCATATACACCTGGTCAAGTTGATGTAATACAATTATACTTCGGACAACCAGGATTTACATCAGTAGTAGAATTTGGTTGGGATTTAGAAAAAGCACACAATCAAAAATTAGAATTAAATGCAAGTTCAATATCTAAATTAAATAATTTTAAAAATGTATTAGATAAAAGAAAAAAATCAAAAGGTAATTACGATAATTTTTTAGGTTTTATAACAGGATTTAAAATTGGAAGTGAAGGAGATAAATATACTATTGATGTAACACTTAAAGGATTAGGAGAACTTCCACAAACCTTAAAACTACATAAACCAGTCGAAGATGATACACCTGAAACAGAAAATGAATCTGGTAGAAAGAAAACAAAGTCTCTTTCAAGTTTAAAATATAGTCCTCAATCATTTAGAAGTAAAAACATAGATGCAGGTCAAAAAAACTTTATGTATATGTTTAATGCTTTACCAAGTCATAAACAAATACAATCGGTCAAAGATTTAAGGTCTGAGTATGGAAGAGTAGAAAATTTTATCAACTTTAATGATGTAACCAAAGAACATATACAAGAAGAAACTGAGGGGTCAGATGGTGGTGGTGATACATTAGACATAAAAGGTACAACTGTAAAAATACCAAAAGGTACACAGTTAGTAGGTGATGAAAGATTTATTAGATTTGGTTTACTAAAAAAAATTATTGATACAAATGATGTAATTGACCCAACTAAAATGATGAAATTTGGAGATGGGAAATGTTACCCATCTAAAATATTTACAGAATTTACTGTTTGTAATGCATTTGATAGAATATTTTCCACTGCAAAAGATAGACTTGTAGTACCAAACACACAAACACCAGATTTTGGAGTATTAAAAACACTCGAAGGTGAACAAAATAATTTTAAATCAGGTAACAATGATTGTTCTCAAAAAACTGAAAATAGGCCAATAGCAAATAATGATGGTGTGTTTGGAAGAGCAACATCAGAATATGTAGAATTTCCACAATCAACTGGTCTTAATGAACCTAAAAGTAATGGATTTGAAGGAATACAAAGGTCATCTCGAGCTTGGGGATATATAGATGATTTATATATTAATTTTGATTTTGCAATTTCTGTAATTGAAGCTGAAAATTTATCATACGCAGATGTAATTTTAGAATTAGTCAATGGTATGTCAACTGCTGTAAATACATTATGGGATTTTCAAATAATGGAAAAAGTAGCACCTGTAACTATACCAGGTCAAATAGAAAAAGGTGATTTGTGCTTACAAATTGTAGAAATGAATTGTACAACTGAAAGAAAACAAACTTCAAGAAATTTGATACACAATGGTGAAGGTTCGTTTTTTATAAATGGTCAACTTGATATTGATTTACCAGGTGATATGATGAATTCAATTATTTCAGATAGAAAAAAATTAGATGCAGGTGCAAGTGTAGATGTAGGGCCAGAGGGTTCTGATGCTGGTGGATATCCATTAAATTCAGAGGAAAATATTCAAGATAGTGTTTTAAATATTTTAAATGAAAATGCAAGAAAAGAGGTAGAAGCAAAAAAACCTAAAGATGGTAGTACTCCAATAGAAGATGGGGCAGAAGTTGATTCTGAAGAAGATATTATTGCGGCTCTATATAATGCATTATTAAATAAAGTAGGTGCGTATCCAAGTCGTAAAGATGGAAAATTTAATATGGATGATACTTTTTTGCAAAGAATATTTGATGCTGGTAAGACAGTAGGTGCAGAAGAAGTATTATTTTTTCCTACATTCAATGACCAAGCATTATTTAAAAAATTCTTATCAGAGGATAATCCAAATTTAGCACCAGCTGAAAAAAAGAAAAAAAAACCAAAAGGTGCAGGTACTCTAATCAGTATGTTAAAGTATAATTTTGAAGTTCATGGAAATTCAGGTATTGCTCATGGTGATAATTTCAATATTATTGGAATACCAAGTGTATATTCAAAAACAGGTTTCTTCCAAGTAACTAATGTAGAACACAATATAGATGGTATGAATTGGACAACTTCTATTGAAGGACAATATCGTTCTGGTGCAGTAACAATATCATCAGGTGATGGAGAGGAGGCAGATGAATAAATTAATAGAACAATATAACAAAAGTAAAAAAAATAGATTAGATTCAAGGACTAAATCTTTACCTCTTGCATTTAAACCTAAATTATCAAAAAAAGATTATAAAAGAGGTTTTATAGAAAGAAGATTTGCTCAAAAGGTAAATGATAACTTTTCACCAATAATTGAAGTTTCAGAAAGTGGATTTGGTACAATAATAATTAATCCATTATATAAAAGTGTATCTTTGAAGTGGAGAATAAGTGGTACTAAAGAAGAAATAAAAGATTCAAATAGAGCAAGTATATCTGAACAATTAAAATTAATGCCACAACTTAAAAATAGACTTGTTAATTTAATTGAATATTGTAATGAGTTCAAAACTACCTGAAGAAGTTCTACAAGAAATATATGATATCAAATCTTTGATTAACTGTTTTACTCTTGACCCTTCATTTTCAATTTTTAAAAAAAAATTAGATTACCTTAAACAGTTATCAAGTAAAAATATTCCTTTTTACATTTTAATATTTGAAGAAATTCTTACAGAAGATAACGAATACGAAAATCTGATAGATATTTTAGAAAAAAATAATCTTCATTCTGCTAAAGTTTCTATGACAACAAATGGTAAATCAAAATATTTAACACATCCACTAACGAATATAGCTATGTGGGCAAGAATGAAACAAAGACCAAATCTAACACATGATAATTATCATGAAAGAGAAGTTTTAGTTCCAATGTTTACGAATTCACACTTTGATTTAAAAAATCGTATTTTAAAAGATAATAGAAAATTTAAAAGTATATTATCAGTAAGAAAAAAACATGAAGTTAGGGATACTTTATTAACAAATATAGAATTAGATGAAAGTATATGTAGGTATGCAGGTTATGTACCTTATCAAGATAAAAAAGATGGGTATGATAACTTTCCAACCTTAAGCGGATTAATAGAACAATATCATGACTCATATATTTCCTTTACAATAGAAACTACAAACATAGGTACACCTATTGATACACCTCAATTTTCTGAAAAAAGTTTATTTGCATTTTTAAGTGGTACAATGCCAATTATATTTGGTGGACCTAATTTATGTAAAAATTTTAAAGATGTTGGTTTATTTACTTGGAACGAATATTTTGGGTATGAAGGTGATGAGTTACCAGATAATGACATAAACAAAATAGAATCATATCGAAGAGTTATAAATAAAGTAAATAGTATAAGTAAAAATGATATAAAAAAAATATGGATTGAAAACAAAGATAAAATACAATCAAATATGAACATAGTTGCAGATTTAATAAATTTTAGAATTGTAAATCCTGAAACACGAAGTACACTTTTTTAAAATACCAATATATATTAATATAAATAATGTTATGAGTAAACTTACCGAATTAGAAAAACAACAATTAAAATTTGATTGGAGATACAAAGGAGTATCAGTTTTAAATCTACTTACTGAAGAAGAGGTAGATAAATATTCAGCTGAACTTGAAAGGATAAGAAGAGAAAGACAAGAAAATGATGAAAAAGGTGAATGGGGAGAATACGACCCATATCAATATCCACACAAGGAATCAGATATTTTAAAAGAATTATTAGTACATCCTAAAATAATAGAAGCAACTGAACTTCTATTAGGTGGTGAAGTAGTAGGATTACAAACTTGGGCCTACTTTAAACCACCTGGTCAATTAGGTAGAGACCAACATCAAAATATTTTTTATACCGAATGTGAATCAAATGAGGTTTTAAATGTTTCAATTGCATTTGATAATCATGACCCACAAAATGGTTCAGTATGGTATTATGAAGGTTCTCACAACTTAGGTGTATTACCAATTGAAGTTGATGATGAAAGAACAAGGACCAATCCTAAAAATTGGAGAAATGAAAGAGGTAAACCATGTGTAATGCCCGAAGGTCACAATTTTCCATTTGTAGAAGGATTTTTGAGAAAAGGACAAGTTGTATTTTTACACTCAAATGTTGTACATGGTTCTGAAACAAATGACTCTGATAGATTTAGAAAAGCATTTTTATGTGGATATCTTAAATGGGGTTCAAACTTTGCAAGTGGTGGACATATGAAAAGAAAACCAATAGATGTAGGTTCAGCAAAAATTCCTCAACTTTCCTTGGATTTGTAAAAAAAATTGTGTATATTTGGGTATGAATAAAAAATATCCAAAACAATTTAAAAGGGTTTCAGATTATCTCAAGAAAAAATTTGAAATAGATGTTTTACTTGGACAAATTACTGCATTTATGGGTCATAAAAATAAAAAAATATTTATACACCATAATCATAATTTAGAAAAGAATGGACTTTATTCACTTTTACACGAATTAGGTCATGTACTTCAAGATGAAAAAGATAACCTTTTTAAAACAATAGATGAAGATAAACAACCTAAGAAATTTAAATCCTATAGATATCAAAATGAAGAAGATGCTTGGGATAAAGGTTTAAGATTTGCAAATTCATTTGGGATTAAAGTAAATATAAAAGATTGGATGAAAGTTAAAAAGGAATCTTTACAAACTTATTTATAAGAAAATATCTTTAATTATATTAATAATTTTACCTATCCATTGAGGAGGTTGAAAATCATCACCACCATTCCACCAAATCCATAAAACAATAGAAATAAACGAAATATAAAATCCACCTATAAATCTAACCATAGCCTCGGCTTGGTTATTTGTTATTTTAGGATGGTGGGGATTAGGATTATCATTCATGCAAATAAGTATAAAAAAGTGGTCAAAAAATTTGGAAATGTCAAAAATTTTTCGTATATTTACTATGTAAATAAGTGATAAATGAATAAATTTATAAAAGTTAAAAACCCTAAAACAATAATCTTTGATTTAGATGGAACTTTGGCTGATATTACCCAAAGGAGAAAAGCCGCTATCAACATGGGTGGTGGTAAGATTGATTGGGATTTCTTTTTTGACCCATCAAATGTAGCCTTAGATGCTCCTAATATGTCAGTAATTACTACTGCACAAACTTTCAAAAAACAAGGTTTCAAAATTTTTATTTTTAGTGGTAGATTAGATAATAGTAAAGATGTTACTATTAAATGGTTAAAATATTGGAATGTACCATTTGATAAACTTCAAATGAGACCTGACAATAAAAAAGATAAATTCACACCAGATGATGTTCTAAAACAGAATTGGTTGAATGATTTAGATAAAAAAGATATCCTTTGTGTATTTGATGATAGACAAAAGGTAGTAGATATGTGGAGAGCTAATGGTATCTCTTGTTTTCAGGTAGCACCTGGTAATTTTTAAAATATAAAATATGAAAGTACTAATAAAACCTAAAGTAACAAAACCCTGGTCAAAGGATATGTACGATTACAATGACAAGGTAGCAGATATGATGAAAAATAATATCATCAAATCTATTAAGAAAAATAAAAATAATTGGGATAACCTCAATTCACTCATGGATTTGTGTGGAGGTATCAAATATGGTGATGGATTTACAATCCAAGATTTATATGATGATACTCTATCGCATGTAAATGATGTTCAGAATTATTGGTTAAATGATAATTATCCATTCGCAGTAAAAGATGGATTGGTAGATGATGTTCCCTATAAATTTGTTGGATATTAAGTAAAAAAAAGTACGAAAAAATTTGGAAATGTCAATTTTTTTTCGTATATTTACTATGTAAATGATTAATAATTAAACCTTAAAAGTATGAGTAAAAAATTTAAATTTTCAATTGATGGAACTGAGTTTCAACTTCCTATTTCTCAAGTAAGAGAAGATTCTTATAGTGATACAAAAGAGAAATATATCTATATGAACGCTAAATCAGCGGCTTCAGTAATCAAACAATATGTAAAACAATATTATCCTGATATTAAAGTGTGGGCTGGCTCTGATGTTTACAGTGGTGGTTCATCTGTAAGAGTTAATGTTTCTAACAAAGATGGTTCATCAGTTGACCCAATAATCTTTGATAACATTAAAAATTGGGAATACAAACTAAAAGGTGGTTCTTTCAATGGTATGATTGATATGTATGAATATAGAGAGGATTCCCCATCTACTGATAATGGAACTCCATTAAAGTATTTCCCTTCTTATATCTTTATTGAGAATAAACCTAAGTGGGATTCAGTTGAGTATTGGTATGATAAGATTGTAACTCTTGGTGAAAAATTAGAAGATAATGTTACCTATATGGGTAAAGGAATTGAAGATAAAGTTAAATTAGCAATATCAAAAGGATTATGAGAATAGGATATAAAAAATTTAAAGAAATAAAAAAATGGTATGGTTCATCTGATTTTGAAATTGGATATGATACAAATGCCTTAACGATTAGATTTGGTTATTGGAATTCTGTTGATTTAGATGGATTAAAAAAACTTTTACCAAGCTATTTAACAATTACAGAAAATCTTGTAGATGATGATGATGATTGTGGTAGATTATACGATTATACGATTTCTGATAAAAGATTTGGATAATTAAAATATTTTTCGTATATTTGATATATGATTATAGTTGAATCACATAGTGAGAAAGAACAATTTCTTGACTATTGGGGTAATGAACCCTCAATAGTTATACCTGTTTGGGAAGATTTAGAAAGACATCCAATGACTTGTGATGTATCTTTTTTGTATGTAGCATTTCAAAACTTACATTTTGTAATACCATTTAAACACAATGATTGTGAATCAATAAAAATAGATTTATCTAAATCAACACAACCAAAATGGGTATGGAATAAAAAAGCATTACTACAAACTGATTTAGGAATACAAAATCAAAAAGATATACAAACCCATCTATTCTTTAATAAAAATCAAATTTATCCTTATAGAGAGAAAATAGAAGGTTTAACGAGTTTTTACACTCGTTTGGGTATAAGAGATGGATTAGGTAAATCTATCCCTATAATGAAGTTTATAGAGGTATTAGAGGGTATCTTAAACGAATGGGGTGACTTTGATAGTAATTTATACTCAAAAGATAATACAAAGTGGGTAAATGAGAGAATGATTCCTATCCTTTCAGACATTGAACGATTGGGGATTCAGGTCGATAGGGGAAAATTTTTTGATAGATGGAAAGATAATAAGAAATCACTTTGGTTCTCTCGTGCCTTTACCGAATACAATCCATATACAATAACAAGTAGACCATCCAATAGACATTTGGGTATCAATTACTCCGCTCTTAATAAGAAGGATGGTAGTAGAGAGATATTCATTCCACCAAAGGGAAAGAAGTTTATACAATTTGATTACGATGCTTACCATGTAAGATTGATTGGTAAGATGGTCAAGTATGATTTACCCTCAACATCGGCTCACCAATGGTTAGCAGACCAATATGGATGTTCGTATGATGATTCAAAAGGAAGAACATTTAAAATACTTTATGGTGGTGTAAGTGATGAAGATAGAAAGATACCATTCTTTGATAAAGTAGATAAGTTTATTTCAAAGGTACAACAAGAAAGTATTGAAAGGGGTTATCTTAAAACACCAAAAGGTAGAAGAATACCTTTGGGGTGGATTGAACAACCCACTGCACAAAAGTACTTTAATTACCTATTACAAGCAACTGAGACTGAGTTTAACATTGAGGTACTGAATAAGTTGAAGGATAGTGGGCTACCCTTACCGATTTTATACACATATGATTCATTCTTATTTGAAGTAGATGATTCGGAGGTGAATACTATCAAGCAAATTCAAGATGTCATAGAAAGTTTTGGTTTTCCGACAAAGATGAACATGGGTAAAAATTATTCGGAGGTCTAATGGTAGTAATCACAAATATTCAAAACGACAAATTCGATAGTAGTGGATACTCAAACTTTTGTATCGACACTTGGAAAACATATTGTGGTAAGTGGGGAATACCATTAAAAATTTTAACTGAGGATAAATACATCCATCCAAAGTTTTCATATTTAAGTGTATTTGATGAGGTCAATGCAGACAAAGTTATAGTTGTAGATGTTGATACTATGATTAATCCAAAGACCCCTAACTTATTAGGATTGTTTGATGGAACTTTAACAGTTGTAAGGGATTGTGGTAAACTTGATGGAATAATTTCTGGTCAAATGAAAAATTCAGTAGATAACTTTGAAAAAATTTTTAAGTTTCAAATTGACAAATCAATGTTTTTTAATTCAGGATTTATGTGCTTTCATAGAAATCATGAAAATTTTCTTAAAAGGTGTAAAGATTGGGTTCATAAACACTTTGATACGATAATAGATTGGTCAAAACAAAATTCAGGTGTGGACCAAGTTCCCTTTAATTGGTTTGTACAAAAAAACAATGTTTCAATAAATTTTTTGGATAGTAGATTTAATAGAACACAACTCTTCAAAAAGAAACTTAATCCTTTAGAAAATTATATAATTCACTTTAGAGGTGAAAAAGGACCTAATAAAATCAAAAATATGCATCGAGTATATGAATCTTTCCTTTAAGTGAGTAAACAAATATTTATATATATGAAAAGAATTATTATTGGCTTATCCCTACTATTATGCGTAGGAGTGTTCCAAAGTAGCTTTGGACAAGATAGAACAGATGTTAGAATCAAAAATGATGTATTTAGTGTTTCTTATAACGAAACATTAGAACAACCAAATTGGGTTGAATACGAAGTCAGAAATATCATAAAGAAATTTGATAGAGGAAGTATGGACTTCTATGTACCAAAAGGTGTTTATACATCAGACAACAACGATTACAAAAACAATGTGTGGGATAAAGGTCATATGGCACCAGCCGCGGCTTTTACTGACACTAAGGAAAAACTTAAAACAACATTTTCTTACTTGAATTGTTCTCTACAATTTGATAAACTAAATAGAGGAGCATGGAGAGAATTGGAAGCTCAAGAAAGAGTTTGGGCTAAAAGATACGGAACTTTAAAAGTAAGAGTTGTTTTACATTTTGAACCAAACCATTTAGTATTACCTACAGGTGGTCATGTACCAAATGGTTATTGGAAACATATAACATTTCCAAATGGTGATAGAGAATGTTTTTATTTTCCTAATTCAACTCCGACAAAACATTGGAGTGAATATGAAATCGTTTGTCAAGTTAAA